GGCGGATCTTTTATAAGCGATCAAAAGTTTACAACATTAACTGCAGATGGTAGATTTAAAACTATTACTGGTGGAAGTGTAAATTTAGGACCATGCAGAGTTACTTACATTCAAGCTCATGGTGGTACGAACTGTTTAGTAAAACTACATGATGGAACAGACGGCACAGGTTCTTTAGAGTTTCAAGCTAAATTTAGTGACGAAGGATTAGATATAATGATTCCTGGTTCTGGTATAAGATTTAAAAATGGAGTCTACTTAGATTTAACTACTACAGACTCAGTAACAATAGGATACACAGGTTAATGAAATCAGACGTAAAAGCAGTTAGAAAAACAGGAACAGGTTCTGTATTCGCAGGAAGAACTAGACTAAGAGGAATTATTTTAGCATCAACGGGTTCTGCAGGTTCAGTTACATTACAAGATGGAAACTCAGTAACACAGTTTCAAGTAGATGTACCAGCAGGTGATGTATTTTCTTATAATCTAGCAGAAGACGGAATTTTATTTGAAGGTGGAATGACTATTTCAGCAATTTCAAATTCAACTGTAACTGTCATCTTAGATAAATAGGAGAGTAAATGGCTAACACTACTTCCGGAACTACAACTTTTGATAAGACGTTTTCTGTTGATGAAGTAATTACAGAAGCCTATGAAAGAATTGGTATGCAGAATCTTTCTGGTTACCAATTAAAATCTGCAAGAAGATCTCTTAATATTTTATTTCAAGAATGGTCTAATAGAGGCCTACACTATTGGGAAGTTGCAAACAATAATATTACATTAGTTGCAGATCAAGCAACTTATACAATGTTTAGATCAACATCAGATGGCACTTCAAGTGCTACAGCTGTTTATGGTGTTGACGATATATTAGAAGCGTCTTACAGAAACTCTAATGTAGATACACCCCTTACAAAAGTAAACAGATCACAGTATCAAGCACTATCAAATAAAACATCTACCGGAACACCATCACAATATTTTGTTCAAAGATTTATAGATAAAGTTACAATTACTTTATTTTTAACACCTGGATCTAGTGAAGCAGGTAAGTTTTTAAACTACTATTATGTAAAAAGAATACAAGATGTAGGTGATTATACTAATGCAACTGATGTTCCTTATAGATTTGTACCTTGTATGACTGCAGGTTTATCTTACTATCTTGCGATTAAAAATGCACCTGATAGAGTTCAAATGCTAAAGATGTTGTATGAAGATGAATTACAAAGAGCTTTACAAGAGGACGGCTCCCCATCAAGTACTTATATTAGTCCTAAAGTTTATTATCCGGAGTCTTAATGTCAAATCTTTCTTCAGGTAAATATGCACAGTTTATTTCTGATAGATCAGGATTAGCATTTCCATATTCTGAAATGGTAATAGAATGGAATGGTGCAAGAGTTCACATATCAGAGTTTGAAGCTAAACATCCACAGTTACAACCAAAACCACACAGTGCAGACCCTCAGGGTTTATTAAACGCAAGACCTGCAAGAGTTGAGCCTGCTGTTGCAAGAATATTAACTTTAAATCCTTTGTCCACTACAAATGGATCTCAAACCATATCTGTATTTGAAGACAACCATGGAAGATCTACAGGAGATGTTGTTAGATTTAGAGACGGTGAACCTGGTGCAGGTATAACTTCTGCAGACATTAATGTTTCTACAGGATTTACAATTACAGTTACAGATGTTAATAACTATACATTTACAGCTTCAGGCACAGCAACTGCAACTGAAAAAATAGGAGGAGGAAGTATATCGGCTGGTCCGGTTACACTATCACCATAATGACATATTCAGAATTAGTACAAAAAATTAGAGACTACACAGAAGTAGATAGCACTGTATTAACTAGCACTATTGTAAATGGATTTATTAATGATGCAGAGTTTAGAATATATAGAGATGTAGATTCTGATAACAACAGAAGATACGCAACAACCAATTTAGTTACTAATGATAGATTTATCGATATGCCTGCTGATTTATTAGTTATTAGATCTGCACAAATAGTAGATTCTGATGGAACTTCTTCAGCTGATAATAGAGATTTTTTAGAATATAGAGACCCTAGTTTTATGTCTGAGTTTAACCCAAAAGAAACTACAGGAGTTCCAAAATATTATGGTATGTGGGATAATAATACTATTGTTTTAGCACCTACACCAAATGCAACTTTTGAAATTCAATTGAACTATATCTTGAAAGATGCTGGATTATCCAGTACAAATACTCAAACATACATCAGTAAGTATTTTCCCAACGGACTATTGTATGCATGCTTAGTTGAAGCATTTTCTTTTTTAAAGGGGCCAAATGATCTCTTGCAATTATACGAAGGAAAGTATAAACAAGTGCTGGAAGGCTTCTCTTTAGAACAAATGGGAAGACGAAGACGAGATGAATATCAATCAGGTGTTCCTCGTTTGGGAAATAAATAAGGAGATAAATTATGGCTATAACACAAGCAATTGCAAATGCTTTCAAAAAACAATTACTGGAAGGTGATGCAAATTTTAAATCATCTGGTGGTGATGTTTTTAAATTAGCTCTTTATACTTCTTCAGCAACTCTAAACTCAACAACTACTGCTTACAGTGCAACTAACGAAGTTAGTAACACTGGTACTTATGCAGCAGGTGGAGATCCATTAACAGGTCAAAGTACAAACATTGGAACCGGTTCAGGTAAAGGTGTTGCATTCGTTGACTTCGCAGATTTATCTTTCACAGGTGTAACGTTGACAGCTAGAGGTGCATTAATCTACAACACATCTTCTGCAGTTACTAATGCAGCAGTTGCAGTTTTAGATTTTGGAGGAGATAAAACAGCTACATCAGGAACTTTTACAGTAAAATTTCCAGCAGCAAGTACATCAGCAGCTATATTAAGAATCTCTGGCTAATAGGAGTTTAAATGGCATTGGTCGTAAATGACAGGGTTAAAGAAACCTCGACTACTACTGGTACAGGCACACTAAATTTAGCGGGTGCAGTAGCAGGTTTTGAAACATTTGTTGCAGGTATTGGAAATAGTAACACAACTTACTACTCAATAGTAAATGAGAATGGTGAGTTTGAAGTAGGCCTAGGTACAGTAACTGATGCAACACCAGATACTCTCGCAAGAACTACAGTTATCTCATCATCAAATAGTGACTCTGCAGTAAACTTTTCTGCGGGAACTAAAGATGTATTTTGTACCCTTCCTGCATCCAAAGCAGTCATACTAGATTCAAGCGGAAACATTGTTGCAAATAATGGATCTAACTTAACAGCATTAAACGCAACAGCATTAGCAAGCGGCACTGTTGCAAACGCAAGATTAGATGCTCAACTTCAAGACGTTGCAGGTTTAGCCGTTACCGATGGTAATATTATTGTTGGAGATGGTTCAAATTTTGTTGCAGAAAATGGAGCTACAGCTAGAACATCATTAGGATTAGGAACAGCTGCTGTATTAGATACAGGTATATCAAATACAAATGTACCTAAATTTACTTCTGGTGTAGCAGACAATGATTTCTTACGAGTAGATGGTACAGCGATTGAAGGACGTTCTTCAAGTGAAGTTCTTTCGGATATAGGTGGTCAGGCTTCGTTAACTTTTGGTATATCTAATACTAATGCAGTAAAAATAGACAGCTCTTCAGTTGCTGATGATGAGTATGCTCGTTTCACTGCTAATGGTTTAGAAAGTAGAAGTACTGCTGAAGTTTTATCTGATACTGGAGCTATTACAGCTAGTTCTACTGACACACTAACTAATAAAACAATAAATGCCTCCCAACTTTCAGGCACAGTTGCTAACGCAAGATTAGATGCTCAACTACAAGATGTTGCTGGATTAGCAACAACAAGTGGAAAAATTATTCAAGGTGATGGATCTAATTTTACTCTTTCAGCTTACACATTACCTACTGCAGATGGATCGGCAGGAAAAGTTTTAACTACAGATGGTTCAGGTGCAGTTACTTTTGAAACACCAACTACTGGGGACATAACTTCAGTTGTAGCAGGGTCTGGTTTGACAGGTGGAGCTACTAGTGGAGCTGCTACTTTAAATGTTGGAGCAGGTACAGGTATTGATGTTGCAGCAGATGCAGTTTCTGTAGACGTATCTGACTTTATGACTAATGGTTCAAACAATAGAGTTGTAACAGCTACAGGTGCTGATGCAATGAATGGTGAAGCTAACATGACTTTTGATGGATCTACATTAACAGTAACTGGAGATGTTGTACCAGGAGCTAATGATAGTCACGACTTAGGTGCATCAGACAATGTTTGGAGAAACTTATACACTGGAGATTTACATTTATCTAACGAATCAAAATCTGAAGGTAATGCTATTGATGGTACCAAAGGTAGTTGGACTATTCAAGAGGGTGCTGAAGATCTTTATTTATTCAATAACAAATCAGGTAAAAAATATAAGTTCAAATTAGAAGAGGTTTAGTAGCTCATGGCCTTCGGTATAACAGCTTTTGCAGAAAGTCCTTTTGCAGCTACAGGTTCAACAAGTGTTAATGTTGCAGTAACCGGTCAAGAGCTTACTATTGCAGAAACATCTCCTGGTGTTGTTATTGATGTAGTTGTTTCTTTAACCGGTCAAGCAATGACCGCTACACAAGGTCAAGTTAGTATTTTTGCAGGTGTTGAAGCACTTGTTACAGGTCAATCTTTATCTTCTAATCTAGGTTCTGTAACAAATACTGGAACAGCAAATATTTCTTTAACTGGTCAAACAATAACTTCTACATTAGGAACGGCAACTTTAGACGCTAATACTATAGCAAGTCCAACCGGCGAATTATTATCTCTAGCTGAAGGTAGTGTTGATGTAACTGCTAATGCAGACATTTCAATTACTGGTCAAGAATTGACTATGCAGGAAAATGCTCCAACAGTTACTGGAGATGCAGATGTTAATTTAACTGGTCAAGCAATGACTGTTGCTTTGGCTAGTGTTACTGCAATAGCAGATGTAGACGTAAGTACAACTGGTCAAGAATTGACTATGCAGGAAGGTCAAGCAGAAGCTGATGACGCAACTGCAGAAGTAACTGGAATTGCTATGACAATGGCTCAAGGGACTCTTGGAACACTGATTTGGACAGAAGTAAACACAGGTACAGCGCCTATAGATCCTCCAGGATGGAAAGAAGTAGCTTGATTTATGGTAACAATATAATTATAATTAAATATTTAGGGGTTTAAAAAATGGCAAATGCAACATCAGCAAATTTAAAACTAACGGTCCAAACAACAGGTGAAAACTCTGGAACTTGGGGACAAATTACAAATACTAATTTATTAATTCTAGAGCAAGCAATTGGTGGTTATGATTCGGTTGGAATTACTGCAGCAGCAACTTTAACTTTTTCAAATGGTGCATTATCTAATGGTAAAAATCAAGTTTTAAGATTAACTGGAACTATTTCTGGAAATAAAAATGTTGTAATTCCAGATGGAATAGAAAAAACTTATTTAGTTGAAAATGCTACATCAGGAGCACACACTGTAACTTTTAAAACAAGTTCAGGAACAGGAGCAACCTGGGCTGCTACAGATAAAGGATATAAAATTGTATATTCAGATGGAACTAATGTTGTAGATATCACAGCAGACTTAGGTGATATATCTTCTGGTGCTATTACTGCTACTGGACACATTATTCCTGGGGCAAATGATACATATGATTTAGGAACTACAACTGCTGTCTGGCAAAATTTATACACAGGGGATTTACATTTATCCAACCAAGCTAAAAACCAAGGAAACATTGTAGATGGAACCAAAGGCAACTGGACTTTACAAGAAGGAAAAGATAATATATTCATGATAAATAATATATCTGGAGAAAAATTTAAAATCAATTTATCTAAGATAGAAGGAGATTCATAATGGGAGTAGTATCGTGCGGAACTACAATGTTAGACCAAGGAGTTTTTCAAAATATAGGAGCGGTCACTTGGGATACAACAGCTAAAACAGGAAATTTTACAGCAGTAAGTGGTAATGGTTATTTTGTAAATACTACAAGTGGATCTATTACAGTAACACTTCCTAGTTCACCTGCTGCTGGTAGCATAGTAGGTGTAAAAGATTATGCAAATACTGCAGACACAAATAAAATCGTTATTGGTCGTAATAGTTCTAATATTCAAGGAACTGCTGCTAACTTTGATTTAGTTACATCGGGAGGATCTGTATTATTAGTTTATGTAGATGGAACACAAGGATGGAAAGTAACATCTGCATCTGAAGCAACTGATCTTCAAAGTACACAATATGTAGTAGCTACTGGTGGTACAATTACCACTACAGGAGATTTCAGAGTTCATACATTTACAGGTCCTGGAACATTTTGTGTATCAAACGCAGGTGCTCCTGGAGGTTCAGCCAAAGTAGATTATGTAGTAGTTGCTGGCGGCGGTGCTGGCGCTTCTGGTAATGGAGGAGCTGGTGGTGGAGGAGCTGGTGGACATAGGGTTTCTTTTCCAAGTCCAGCAGGAACAATCCCTGTTTCAGTTCAAGGTTATCCAATTACAGTAGGTTCTGGTGGAGCAGGTGTTACACCTCCAAGCTCAGTTGGATCATCAGGTAGCAATTCAGTTTTTAGTACAATTACCTCTGCTGGAGGTGGTGGAGGTGCGAAACAACCAAATGGAAATGGTGCTTCAGGTGGTTCAGGTGGTGGTGGAAGTATAGATGGTGGTTGTGGAGGAGCAGGAAATACACCCCCTGTTAGTCCACCTCAAGGAAATCCTGGTGGAGATGGCCCCGGTGATGGAACACCTATTAACGCAGGCGGCGGTGGTGGAGCTTCGGCTGCTGGACAAAATGGTACACCAGGCCCAGCTGCAGGAGGAGCAGGTTCTGCTAATTCAATCACAGGAAGTTCTGTAACAAGAGCTGGTGGTGGAGGTGGAAGTGTTTCTAATGGAACTGGCGGTGCTGGTGGAGCTGGCGGTGGTGGAGCTGGCGGTAACGGTGGAAGTCCAGGAGTTGCAGGGACAGCTAATACAGGTGGCGGTTCAGGCGGAGGTGGACCTGATCCAGGATCTTCACCATCTGCAAACGGTGGTTCGGGTGTTGTTATTATCACCTACAAATATAGAAACTAAAATAAAATGTTATGGGAATAAATTCATGTGGAACAACTTTAATAGATGAAGGTACTTTTAAAAACATTGGTGCCATTACATGGGACACGACTGCTAAAACAGGAAATTTTACAGCAGTCAGCGGTAACGGGTATTTTGTAAACACTACTTCAGGGGCTATTACAGTCACACTGCCATCGTCACCAGGTGCAGGTGATGTCGTTGCTGTTGCTGATTATGCAAATACTTTTGATACTAATAATGTTACGATAGGTAGAAATGGATCTAAAATTCAAGGTGAGGCAGGTGATTTTAAAGCAAATATAGAAGGATTAAGTATAGTATTAGTTTATGTTGATTCAACAAAAGGTTGGTTATCAGTCGATGCTGGACAAGCAAGTGCTATTACTTCTCCACAATTTGTAACAGCAACTGGTGGAACAATTACAACATCTGGAGATTTTAAAATTCATACTTTTACAGGCCCTGGTACTTTTTGTGTATCCAATGCAGGTAATGCCGCTGGTTCGGCAACAGTAGATTATATGGTGATTGCCGGTGGTGGCGGAGGTGCTGCTAATAGTAATGGAGCAGGTGGAGCAGGTGCTGGTGGTTTTAGAGAATCTTCAGGTGCAGCAAGTGGTTGTTATTCAGCTTCTCCTTTAGGATCTGGTGTAAGTGCTTTACCGGTAGCAGTACAAGGTTACCCTATTACTGTAGGTGGTGGAGGAGCAGGTCACGTAGGAGATCCAGAAAATGCTGGAAATGGATCATCAGGAAGTAATTCAGTTTTTAGTTCTAAAACCTCAGCTGGTGGCGGTGGTGGTGGCGGCGCTGGCGCTGGAGTAGCAGGAGGTTCTGGTGGTGGAGCAGGACAAGGACAATCAGGTGTTGGAGCAGGAAATACTCCTCCAGTTAGTCCTCCTCAAGGAAATAGTGGCGGTCAGTCAGTACCTCAAGAACGTGGAGCCGGAGGTGGTGGAGCAGGTGCAGCTGGTTCATGTGTTACTGGAGGTGCCGGAGTTACTTCATCTATAAATGCAACACCAACTGCAAGAGCTGGTGGTGGCGGTGGAGGAGCTAGATGTTTTCCCGCAGTCCCTGGAAGCGCTGGTTCTGGTGGATCTGGAGGTGGAGGCGCTGGAGCAAAAGGAAATAATGGAACTGCTGGAACAGCTAACACTGGAGGTGGTGGCGGTGGAGCAGGTAGAAAACCAGGAGTAGGAAATAATACAGGTGGTGCTGGTGGATCTGGAGTAGTAGTAATAAGGTATAAATATCAATAAGATTAATGTATTTACTAATTTAAAATAAATTGTATAATAGGAGATAATTATGGCACATTTTGCAAAACTAGGAGCTAACAGTAAAGTTATTCAAGTATTAACACTTGATAACAAAAATATGTTAAATGCTGATGGTGTTGAAGATGAATCAGTGGGTCAACAATATTTAGAAACACATAATAACTGGCCTGCACAAATGTGGATTCAAACTTCCTATAATACAGGAAGTAACCAACATAAAGAAGGTAAAACTCCATTAAGAGGAAACTATGCAGGTATTGGTTATACTTGGGATGAAGATAATCAAATCTTCTGGCCTAAAAAACCTTACGCTTCTTGGGTAAAAGATACATCTGATGCTCAATGGCATTCACCAATCGGTGATGCTCCAGCATTAACAGCTGAACAAACTTCACAAAACGAAGCAGATACTCACAGCTGGTCTTACATTTGGAATGAATCAGGACAGTCTTGGGATCTAACAGATTCTAAAGCATAATTGATCTAGATCAATTCTTTTAATATCAATTGACATTATAAATGACGGATGTATATATTACATCTAGGTATGCAAAAGAAAGTATTAACAGAACAAGCGTTATATTTTGGCGATATAGCAATGCCTAAAGATTGGGACATTGATAGAAAAAAATTATCAGACGACATCTTACAATCAGTAATTCAAAACAAAAATTTTCCATTTTCAAAAACTTGGGATATGTTAAATACATATATGCGAGATCACATCGGTCTTGAATATAATATTAATTTAATTAACAAATCAACGTGGGGAAATATCTATAAACCTGCGGAAACAACAATTCCTTTATTGCAAGTTGATCCAGTAGATCTACGAAACTCTCCAGACTTTACAATGCTTTATGGTGTTAAAGTTAAAGATTGTTTTGTTCGAATACATTATGAAGACAACAGACGTAAAGGAAGAAGTTGGGATATAGAACTTAAAGATAATAAGTTTATTATGTTTCCATCAACAAATATGTATTACATAAAAAACAAACAGAAAGATTCATTGAATTTTATACAGACAATAACTTATGAATATATCTAATCACTATTGGTATTTTACATCTGCAATACCTCCTAAAATTTGTGATGATATAATTAAATACGGTTTATCTAAATCTGAATCTATGGCTAGAACTGGTGGTTATGGAGATAGAAAATTAACTAATGACGAAATAAAAGATATAAAAAAAAGAAGAAACTCTGATTTAGTTTGGTTAAATGATACTTGGATATATAAAGAATTACATCCTTACATACATAAAGCAAATAGAAATGCTGGTTGGAATTTTGACTGGGACAGAAGTGAATCTTGTCAATTTACAAAATATAAATTAAATCAATATTATGATTGGCACTGCGATAGTTGGGACAAACCTTATGAAAAAGAGGGACCAGAAAAAGGTAAAATTAGAAAGTTATCTATGACATGTCAACTTACAGATGGCTCTGAATATGAAGGTGGTGAATTAGAGTTTGATTTTAGAAACTATGACCCTCACATGAGAGAAGAAATCAAACATTTAAAACAAGCAAAAGAAATATTACCGAAAGGATCTATTATTGTGTTCCCTTCATTTGTATGGCATAGAGTAAAACCTGTAACGAAAGGAGTGAGATATTCATTGGTCATGTGGAACCTTGGATATCCTTTTAAATAATATGATAATAAATGAATATTTTAAAACACCTATATGGATTGAACAAAAACCTGAATTTGTAAAATCTTTAAATAAAGCTTCTAATCAATATATAAAAGAAGCTAAAAAAAGAGAAAAAGATTATATAAAAAAACATGGTGATTTTGGAAGAAGTTATCATTCTACACCACTTATTAACGATAATAAATTTTTAGATTTTAGAAATTATGTAGGTCAGAAATCATGGGAGTTTTTAGATTGGCAAGGTTTTGATATGCAACAATATCAGACTATGTTTAGTGAGTTATGGGTACAAGAGTTTGCTAAAAAAGGTGGTGGACATCATAATGCACATATACATTGGAATCAACACGTATCAGGTTTTTACTTTTTAAAAGCAAGTGATAAGACTTCTTTTCCAATATTTCATGAACCACGTACTGGTGCACGTTCTACAAAATTAAAATTAAAAAATAGTAATGGTATATTTCATGGAACTGAATTAATTCATTTTAAAGTAACACCTGGAACTTTAATTATATTTCCAGGATATTTAGAACATGAATTTGCAGTAGATCATGGTGTAGAACCTTTTAGATTTATACATTGGAATATACAAGCTATACCAAAAGAAATGGCTAGAGATGTCATTTAAAAAAAATAAATACACAGTTATTAGGCAAGCTATCTCAAAAGACTTAGCTACGTTTATTTCAAATTATTTTTGTATGCAAAAACAAGTTTTAGATACTTGTAGAAAAGAAAGATATATTTCTCCGTATGAAACTTTACTTGGATATTATGAAGGACAAGATGAACAAATACCTAATACTTATTCTTGTTATTCAGACATCGCAATGGAAACTTTAATGTTGAAATGTCAGCCAGTTATGGAAAAAACAACAGGATTAAAATTATATCCTGCATATACTTATGCAAGAATTTATAAAAAAGGTGACGAACTTGTAAGGCATAAAGATAGATTTAGTTGTGAGATATCTACTACTATGAATTTAGGTGGTGATCCTTGGCCTATATATCTTGAGCCATCTGGTAAAGAAGGTATGAAAGGTATTAAAGTAGATTTAAAACCAGGAGATATGTTAGTATACTCCGGTTGTGAATTAGAACATTGGAGAAATAAATTTAAAGGCAAAGAATGTATTCAAGTTTTTTTGCACTATAACAATAAAAAGACTCCTGGATCCAAAGAAAATATGTTTGACAAAAGACCACATTTAGGTCTTCCATCTTGGTTTAAAAGGTAGTATATTATAATAGAGACAGTGGACACCACCACATACCACCACTGTCTCTTTTATAATATTTGGATAACTATGCTACAAAAGCTTAATTTTAAACCTGGTTTTAATAAAATGGTTACGGATTCAGGAGGAGAATCCCAATGGGTAGATGGCGATTTTGTTAGATTTAGGTATGGTTTCCCTGAAAAAATAGGGGGCTGGAGTCAATTAACTATCGGTAATAAAACACTACCAGGTGTTGCAAGAGCACAGCACGCTTTTACTAGTATTGCTGGTGAGAAATATGTTGCAATAGGAACTTCACAAGGTTTATTTTTATATTATGAAGAACAATTTTTTGACATTTCTCCTTTAGATAATGATGTAATTACAGGAGTTACTTTTACTGCGGTATCAGGTTCTGCCACAGTTACGGTTAATAAAACTTCACATGGTTTATTAGATGGAAGATATATAACATTTACTAGTGTAACCGTTCCAACAGGTTCAGGTTATGCTATAGCAGATTTTACAGGTAACACTTTTGAAGTTTTAAATAAAACAGCAAATACTTTTCAAATAACTATGCCTTCAAATTCAGCAGGTTCCACATCGGGAACGGGATCAGCACAAATAGATCCGTATGAAGTAGTGGGTCCAACGTTTCAAACCGCAGGTTTAGGTTGGGGAACATCTACATGGGGATCAAGTACATGGGGAACTGCTAGTACAACTAGTTCTGTAGTATTAGATCCAGGTTTATGGTCCTTAGATAACTTTGGTCAAGTGTTGGTTGCAACTATTCGTAATGGTAAAACATTTACATGGAATGCAGGTGCAGCTAGCC